TGATCTGTTACGTAGTCAGTTAGTTATGCAGACTTCAGGAGAACAAGTTACTGCTGTTAATGCTGCAGTGGGTTTAAGTAAACTCCTACAAATATCTTGTGGTGCAGTTTATTCGGATAGTGGTGAGACTCTTGAGTTTGATATTAAAAATCGATATAAGGTATTACATGAGGTTATTGATGAAACAAAGCAAAAGATATTAATCTTTGTACCGTTTAAAAATACCATCAACGTTCTTTGTGAAAAACTACGGGCAGACGGATATACAGTAGAAATTATTAATGGTGATGTTGCGCACAACCAGCGAACCGATATATTTAAACGCTTCCAAGAGACCCCGAACCCAAAGATTCTGTTAATACAACCACAAGCGGCGGCACATGGAGTAACATTGACAGCCGCAGATACAGTTGTTTGGTGGGGGCCAACTCCAAGCCTTGAAATATATGCTCAAGCAAATGCACGAGCGCATCGAGCGGGACAGCGACACCCAGTTACAGTAGTAAGATTACAAGGTTCAAATGCAGAGCGACATCTATATAAAATGTTGGACAATCGGATTGAAGATCACGTAAAATTAATTGACCTTTACAAGAATTTACTTGATTAAAATAAAGTTTGATAGTATATTAATACCGTAGTATAGTACTAACACCAATAGCGAGAAAAACAAAAAACCGCTATTGTCCTAACAGGAGAATGTAATGACAGACGATGTACAAGGGGTAGAAGTCCCTTTAGAAAAACTTACTCGTGTTTATATTAAGATGCGAGATAAAAAAGCAGAACTAACACGAGAACTCGAAGACAAAGTTTCCGAAGTGGATAAAGCTATGCGGACAGTTAAAACCGCTATTCTTGATCACATGAAAGAGATTGGTGCAGAGAGCCTAAGAACTGATGCTGGCATTGTATACCGTACCGTAAAGACAAAGTATTCAACGTCAGATTGGGAATCCATGAACAAATTTATTCTTGAGCATGGTGTACCGGAATTATTGACGAAGTCGATTAACCAAAGCAATATGAAGGTATTTTTGGATGAGCATCCGGATTTATTACCTGCCGGATTAAATGCAAACAGTGAATATTCAGTAACTATAAGGAGAAGCTAACAATGGAAGAATCTTTTGTTCCGATTGAAGATGTGGCAAAGCATTTTGCAGTATCCATATCAACTGTCCGTGCTTGGATTCGTCAAGACTTAATTCCCTCTTTGAAAGTTGGCGGTGTATACCGTTTCAAAATATCCGAGGTGGAGATAGCATTGAAGAAACTAAGTGGTGGGCATTTAGTACGAGAAGAAGCAGACGGCAGTTTGACGGTTACCCCCGATTCAAATAGCGCCCAACTGACTTTAAATTTTAACCCTGATGATGATATTTAAGGAGAATGTAAATGAGTGAAATGACTTTATTCAAAGGCGGCTTACCCGCATATTTAAAAGGTACTGATGATGCAACTAACTCCCTTGCTGGTACAGGCGATGGTGGTTTAGGCGCACGTCGTATTTCAATTAAAGGCGGTGTATTCCGTGAGTTTATTGGTGGTAAAGAATATCGTGTATCCGAAGACCGTTCAATGAACGTGGTAATTGTTAAAGCCGCCGCTAAGGTTTCACGTATTTTTTACTCAGGTAGTTATGTAGAAGGTGAAGCAGTATCTCCAACTTGTTGGTCATCTGATAGCCAGCGCCCCGATGAGCGTGTTAAAGATAAGCAAGCAGCCACCTGTTTATCATGCCCACAAAACATCAAAGGTTCAGGCCAAGGTGAAAGCCGTGCTTGTCGCTATCAGCAACGTCTAGCCGTAGTATTAGAGGGCGACATTGATAAGAAAGAAGTTTACCAATTAGTATTACCACCAACATCTGTATTCGGTGATGGTGAAAAAGGTAGACTACCACTTCAGGCATATGCTCGTCATTTAAAGAATCACGGCACACCTATTACTGGTGTAGTTACCGAGATGCGCTTTGATACAGCAAGTCCTACGCCTAAGTTAATATTTAAACCCGTGCGTCCAGTAACCGAAGAAGAGTTTAACGTTGTTCAAGAACTTAAAGACTCTCCTGAGGCAGTTGCCGCAATTACTTTGACAGTTGCACAAACTGATGGGGTAAAAGACAAAGCAAGGCCAGCCTTGGCTAAGCCGGAAGTAACAACAGTTGCAGTTGAGGAAGTAGAAGAGCCTAAGAAAGCAGCACCTAAGAAAGCCTCCGCAACAGCGGAACCTAAGTTGGAAGACTTAGTTGGTGAATGGGATGATGCTTAATTAATGGTTTTCGGGGGGAAAATGTCGGACGGCTCGGCGTCCTAAAATAGCCTGTATGTTGTGTAGCTTCGATAGGTTTCTACACAGCTCCTTCACATGGCATGAGTACCCCCACCCTCAAAGGTGGCTATGAACAATTTAGAATTTTTACAGCAAGTCCTCGGCGACGAAGGATACTACTGCATAGTTGGGCTAAAGAAGAACTCGGATAAACCAGTCCAAAAGTTCTTTCAAAAGCTAGAAGATGCAGTAACTGTTGCTGAAAACTTAACAAAAGAAGGTTACGATGCATATTATGCGTTGGCTACTTTCGAGGACGGCAAGTCTAGAAAAACTGCAAACGTCAAGCAGTTAAGGTCTTTATTCGTCGATCTTGATTGTGGTGAGGGTAAACCCTATGAAACCCAACAAGAAGCATTGATAGCATTAAAACAGTTTTGCATTACAACAAAGATGCCCAAGCCCACCATAGTTAATTCGGGGGGTGGAGTCCATGCATACTGGGCCATTACAGAGCCTATTACACGTGAGGTGTGGCTACCCCTAGCTGAGAAGCTAAAGAGCCTGTGTGATGAGAATGATCTATATGCAGACCCCGTAGTTACGGCAGATTCGGTACGGATTCTTAGGGTGCCGGGAACGCTGAATTTTAAGAACGACGAGCCTAGAAATGTAGCTTTAATCGGTAGCTCATCAGGCTCACTCGAACTAGATACACTAAAAGATATTATAGGAGACCCAGTATTAGCTCCACGGTCTTATATTCCTAGGGGCGAACTAGACGAAGTTACTAAGGCTATTTTAGGCAATTATACAAACCGATTTAAGACCATTCTTATAAAGACGGTTAAAGGTGTAGGTTGTCAGCAACTTGCGTATATTATTAAAGAGCAAGCCACAATGCCGGAACCGCTGTGGAGAGCAGGGCTATCTATTGCTAAATTTTGTGTTGATGCAGATAAAGCAATTGAGAAAATATCAAGTGGACACCCTGAATATACGCCTATGATGGCTGATAGAAAAGCTCGTCTTATTAAAGGTGGGCCTTATACCTGTGTTAAGTTTGAAGAATATAACCCCAAAGGATGTGATGGTTGCCCCAATAAAGGCACGATTAAATCTCCCATTGTTTTAGGGCGGGAAGTACAAGAAGCTAATGACGACGATAACATTGTAGAAGATGTACCTTTTGCCATAGATCAAGGGCATACCCAAACTTACGTTATACCTAAATACCCTGACCCTTATTTCCGTGGGAAGAATGGCGGTATTTATAAGCGCATGATTAAAGAAGAAGACGAGATTGAAGTAATGGTCTATCACAATGATCTATATGTAACTCGTCGCTTAGATGATTCAGACGTAGGTGAGGCTGTAGTCGTTCGATTACATTTACCAAAAGATGGTGTTAGAGAATTCACAGTCCCATTATCTGCAGTTACATCAAAGGATGAATTACGTAAAGCGTTATCGTCTAAAGGTGTAGCCCTTGCAAATATGGATGGTCTTATGTCATATATAACTCAATGGGTAAACCATATGCAATACAACACAAAAGCCGATACTGCGAGAAGACAGTACGGTTGGACTGATGATAAGCACATAGCTTTTGTTTTAGGGGATAAGGAAATACGTGCAGATCGTGTAGACCATAACCCACCTTCTGCCGCAACAGTTCAGTCATTCAGTGCTTTCGTCCCTAAAGGCAGTATGGAAAGCTGGAGAGAAGCTATGGACTTTTACAAGCGCCATAATATGGAAATGCATCAGCTTGTTATTGGTATAGCATTTGGCTCTATCTTTTCTGATTTTACTTCTGTTAACGGTGCGTTACTACACATATACAGCCCTGATTCTGGAATCGGCAAGACAACTGCCCTTTATGCTGGCGCAAGTATTTGGGGTAATCCGACCAAACTTATATTAAAAGAATCAGATACTGCGGCTTCTAAGATGTCCCGTGCTGAGTTATATAAGAACTTATTTTTAGGTATGGATGAGCTTACAAATTCAACGGCTAAGGATTGTAGTGATTTCTTGTATCAATATACCGCTGGGTCACAACGTAATCGTATGGCGGCTAGTTCTAACCAAGAACGAAGCCGTGGTGAAACATGGAAGCAGAATGCAGTAAGTACCGGAAACACCAGCATTATGGAAAAGATTGGTACATATAAAGCCTTACCAAAAGGTGAAGCTATGCGGGTGCTAGAGGCTCGTGCTTACCCAGTTGAAGGGCTAGATAAAACCGATACTGACATACTGAGTGAGACACTTCTTAATAACTATGGACACGCCGCAATTCCTTACTTGCAGTTTATTATGAGCGATATTGTAGGCATAAAGAACCTATATAAAGTCACACAGATGAAGCTGGATAAGGTACTTGGTTTTGGTTCAGCAGATCGCTTCCATTCAGTACTTGCAACCAATGGTATTATGGGATTGATGGTAGCTAAGCGGGCAGGTCTGATTGATTTTGATATTGGCCCAGTAGTTAATTTACTAAAGAACATAGTTAATAAAGTTAAGGAACAGGTAAGGTCTATGGATGTTGATGCCGAAACGACCTTAACTAACTACTTAGCTGAGAACTATAACAACATCTTACGTATTAAAAGCACCGACGATGCTAGGACTGCCAACGGTAAAGTTGATCTTGATCACTTGGTAATACCTGATGCAACTCCACGTATATCATTAATTGGTAGGTATGAGTACGATATTAAGATGCTGTTCTTGTATCCAAAGCCATTAAAGGAATGGGCTATCAAGCAACAAATTAACTATGAAGGCTTTATAGATTCTTTAAAGCGGGGTAGAACTAAAGCTAAGATGGACAAGAAACGTATGGGTAAGGGCACTCGTATGGGTATTCCATCGGCAGATGTGTTACATGTTAACTGTGAAGGATTTTTAGATGAAGATAGAGAAGACGAACTTGCAGCCGCCGCTAAGCACAAAGCCGCCCTTGAAGGTGATGTACTCGAATCAAGTATGTCCTGATGGTGTGGTTATTGACGTTAATTGGGATAGATTCCATGTTGGAATGTCGGTTTTTGTCCCAGCAATTAATTTATCAATGTTGAATAAACAGATGCAAACAATTGCAAATGATAAGCAAATGTCCATTAAAGGTTTTGAAAGAATCGAATCTGGAAAATTAGGAATGCGTTTTTGGAGAATTGTGTGATACCATTTAAGTGCAGCATTCTCCTGTTGCTTGTTCTCCTCATTGAAGAACCCTCAGCCCCCGACTAGTTCGGGGGTTTTTTTTAATTGCCTTCGTATTCAGCAGCTTTCTGCATCATCTCTTTCTTTAACTTATCGCTGAACTGAATACCGTGTATGGTACGTTTAGTAGCAGCTTTAAAGGCACGTTCAGAACGATCAAATGTATCTTGAGTAATATTAAGAGCAGGGTGCTTAGCATTTAATTCTTTTAATTTTTCTTTATAGTCGGCAGCATCTTCGTTGTCACCCATACGTTTAGCTATATTGTATTGGCGTAATAACTTAGTTTGCTTTTGGAATATGTCTTTCTCAACACCTTTAAGCTTAGCGTTAATTTCTAATTGGCGGGTGTATTCGGCTGGAGCAAAACCAAGCGCTTGAGCTGCAACACTAAACCCATTAATATCTTCTGTGATTGGATCACCACGTAAACTCTGGGCCCCTTCGGAACCAAAACGATATGCTTTAAATATATTACCAATAGAAGAAGGTAATACGTTCTCAATACCACGTTGCATATTTCCTTGATTCATAAAGTCTAAACCACGTTTAATGCGTGACCCTACTCCGTATGCTGGGCCACCAAGCGTTTCAAGCAAGCCCTGTTCAAACGTAGCAGAACTAGACGATGGATTACTTCTAAATATTAAGTCGCTTAAGCTAGAACGGCTAGCAATCTCAGAACCTGTTAAATAGTTCAGCATACCCTTATAAGCAAATTCACCGGCATACTTGCGAGTAGCAGTTTCCATATCGTCATCATCGTCGCCAGCAAACAAGTTATATACCATAGCAGCTATACCAAACATTGGTAGACCTTGTAATCCTGAAAACAACGCCGCTGTGCCATAGATACCAGCAATTTGAGACATAGCAGCTTTACGTACTTCTGGAGTTTCACCTTTAAGTGCGTCACGTGTTACTTTAAATAACATGTAATACATGGAAACACCGTAGCGTTTGAACATAAACAATACTTTACCTAGGCTATTTTTAGCAATAAGCGGTGCGCCAGCAGCAGAAATACTACCGTTAGTCATCTCAGATACGTGGATTGCGTAGTTAGCTGCGTTTATTTCGGCTTCTTTGCCAGTCTTACCTTGTTTCTTTAGCTTTTCCATCTGCAAGTTATATGCAGCAATCATAGATACTTGGCGGTTCATACGTTCGCCATGATGAAAGATAAAACCGGAAGCAGCGTTTAATGTATTGCCCCAGCTCTTACGTCCGTCTACTTCTAACATATCATAGAACTGTGAACGATTAAGTTGTCCCTGACGCTGAGCCTCTTCAATAAGCGTAGCATATTTTTTACCCATAGCGGTATCAGCGCCATAGTTATCTATAGACGGCATACCAGATTGTTTAACTTTTTCAGTCGTTCCAATCATACTAACTTCACGTACGTCTTTACCGTAACCACTTTGACCATATACTTTATATGCGTCATTAATAGCAGCCATTGTTTTAGCCCACGTATGTTCACCAGCTAAATATGGGGTCACAATCATAGGTACTTGGGCCATATTAACTACGGCTGACGAAACGTTAAAGCCTAGTAAATAGTTAAATCCAATGGTATTAAGTAGCTTAGAAACAGAACTTACTTTTGGATTAGTAATACTGTCAGCATGTTTTTCAAATACACCAATGTAATCATTAATTAGCTTATTGTCTTTTGAATCCACACCTTTACTAGAAGCTTTGGCATAGTCTCTCATGTCATCTAATAACTTGTTAAGTTTTGCTGAGTACCTCATACGACCAAGTTGTTGTGCTGTGCCATACATACGATCCCGCAATGCCTCAATAGCATCCCGTCTATAACCAAGCGTTTCTTTACGTTTTTGGAAAGACTGCGCAAACGACGTTTCCGGCAATGTGCTGAGATATAAGCGCATTACTTCGTCAGCAGCTTCGTTATATTTTGCCGATTCTTCCGCACTTAAATCTTTAGGTTTGTTAATTTCTAATACATTTAAAATCTTATTAACAAAAGAACCTGATGGGGCACTACGGTATTTATAGTCAGAAAGCTGTGAGAAAGGCTGTATATCTTTTGCGCCTTCTTTTTCAAGCAATGAAACTTGACGATCACGCTCACGTTCTTTTTCATAAGCCTCAATGTAAGTTTCCATTTGCCCAGACTTATCTACTAAGTTATAGGATAACCAATATTTACCTTTACGGGTTAATGCAAAGTATGGGTCAATTTCACCACGTTTAGCTAGCTTCTCTAAAATATCTGCACGAATCTTTTCTTTGGTTTGCGGGTCAACAACAAAAGTATTAATCCGATCTTCAATAGATTTAAGGATTTCTTGATACATAGCTGCATATGCATCACGAGTTTGTACATAAAGTTGCTTAGCTTGAGGCGTAAGCTTATCGTAATTGTTCTTAACCAAGTTGTAATCAGCTTGAGAAGTATCTGCTTTCTTAGCTTTGGTCGGATCGGCTTTAAGAATGGTGCTGTCGTATATAACTTTGTTAAATAAATCAACTTGCTTTTTACCAGCAACTTTAGCCCAGTTTTCTGCTTTATTAATAAGCGGTTCAATTAACTTATTTAGTGAATCTACATAACCAGAATGTTGATCAATAATATTGTTAAACTCAGGAGCCATAGGTAAACCAGCAAGTCTAGCTTCTTCTGTTAACGGC